CCAGCGTATATGTTGGTATTGTTATTGAATCTGGAAAATCTAAATCATTAATTAATGGTACATCATATCCTTCAGATAAATTAATTGTTGTATAAGCTGGATTTGGTGCATCACCAAAAGTATTATTAGTTGATATAAAAGCAACTTTGAATGAACCAATATTATTTTGAAAATCTGTCTTTAAATCTAATGTAATTAGTTTGTTTTCGTATATACTACCAGCAGTAGCACCAACTACTCTTTGGCCAAATGGAGTTTTAATAATCACCCCCTCTGCGTTTCTTATTGCAATTGGTACTTGTATTTCTTGTGTTTTATATTTGGAACGTAAGGTTGTTCCTGATATTTTAAAACTATGAGAACCATCTGCTTGAACACCAGCTATTTTATTTTCGCTTGGTTTCAAATCAACCATTACATTTATATTGCGGGTAAGTTTGTTGGATGGTATAACTAATTTGCCATCTCTAAATCCTTCGGAAGTAAAATTATCCTCTCCCGCATAAGCCCACTTTAATCCAACCAAATTGTAGTTGCCAGTATTTGATATTGAAAATGTAACATCTTTTAATTCTCTATTATCACTTGTAATAGTAGCACCGTCATCGGTTTTTAATATTAGTGGTGATGGTAAATCCGCACTTTCAACTTTAATGTTAAAAGCGGATTGTCTATAATTTGTTAGGAATCCAAACTCTTGCTTTACTGTATATGTAGTTCCACCCCCAATAGTTGTTGATTTAGTTTTTGTAGATGGAGGATTTGATATTGAATCGTATTTAAAATCTAATTCAATAGTTACAGGTGTTTTAGAAAAAAACTTTGGTTCATTTGGAGTGTTTCCTACTATTTCGCTTAAAACTAAACCATCACCATTTTTACCAATTACAAATCTGTTTAATACGGAATATTTAGATGTATCATAATTTGGATAAATTATTGTAGTATCATTTAATTTATTCAAATCAAATTGAGTAATACTACCCTCTTCTACTTTTTGACCACCTATGGTATAAGTTGTAGTTCCTTTTGATATTGAATTATTTATTACCTTTACGTTAATTGTCTTAACGGGTGGAATTATTGGTTTATCTACAACCACACCCATATTATTATCCAAATATTCTACATTAACAACATCCTTCATCAATTTATCAATAGCAGCTGCTGATGTTAAATCTTGTGTAGGATTAGTTGAAGATATAAATGTTTGCGTACCATCATTTTTTGTTAGTATGATAGGATTTTGTATTGGTCCAATTGTATCACTACCCAACATGGTGAGTGGATTTATATTACCAATATTAGCAGCTATACCAGCTTGTAACGCAGCTTGTCCTTCTGCAGTATTTATACCACCAGGAGCATTAAATGATGCAACCGCTGCATTTAGAGCATTTATATCAATAGTAACTCCCTGCAATGCTTCGTATGTATCGTAGGGTATCCCAAACTTATCTGCTTCTGCTTGTTGCTCTGGTGTTAAAGGCATTTTATATTATTTCTTTACTATAATTATTAGTTTATTGATTTTTGGATATTATTATCCACAACCAGCCAACGATTGTTTAGTAACATTACCATATACAGTACCAACATTGGCACATACCATTCTAGTTTGCCCAGCTGGCACTTTCATTTTCATCAACATTGCATTTGAACCAACATTATATGTTATATCTTGGTCCATATCCGTTTCATTTACTAATTCATAATAGAATTTAGATGGTGAATCTGAATTAGCAGTACCTCTTGGTATTACTGGTTCTAATGGAGTTATTGGTGGGCCGATTGGTACACCGGGTGAAAATCCAAATGGACTTGTTTCAAATCCTGGATATATAGCTTCTATTGGCTTTACACCTGGTATTACATCAATAACTTTAACAGTACCTTTTGGTTCTACATATTGTATAGGTGGAACATATGGTGCTTGTGGTTCTTGCTTAATCTCTTCGTATATAATCCTATCCGCTAATTTAGTTGTTGTTTTATTTGTTTGGTTAGGATTTACACCAGTTGCATCCTGAATAGATTGTAATTTAGTAACTGAATTATATCCAGTATTTAATAGGGATTGTAATTCTTTTGATGGTTTGTATTCACCAATTGCTTCTTTATATGTTAAACTATACACTTTTTCACGACCTATCATATTATATTCAATTGAATCGTGTAATCTATTTTGTATAATCAACTTAAATTCGGCACTAGATACAAAATCATCTAAATCCATTGCATCTTTTATTGGTTGACCAAAATCAGTTGCACCCAATTTGAATTGTTTTCCATCAATCTCATACATTACAGATTTTCGAAAATCAACATATATTTTATTCTTAAAATTTGTATATCCTTCACTACCACCAAACACAAAATCTTTGTTTATTACCTCAATATATTTTGGGCCAAATTGTGATATAAAATAATCATCTATAAGTGTTGATATATTTAACTCTATTTTATCCAAAAACGCTTGGATTTTTTTATATGATTGACGAAACTCTGATACATTATCCATAAATGAAAAGTATCTATCTTGCAAATCATTATTTATTGCCTTATCTACTCCCAATAAAGGAAGAATACGAATTTCAGTACGAGATGGTGATACTTCGTGTATCCAAACTTTTTTCTTTTGGTTTTCGTTTCCTACATAATTTTTAACAAAAGCAAAACCCACTCTAAACTCACCATTTCCATATCCAGCTTCAAATACCAATTTCTCAACATCAATCTCAAATATCTTCTCACCCGTTGTAGTATCCAACGAGTCTTTCAAATAAATTGGTAATTCTGCTTTGTGAATATATCTTACTTTTAATCCACCAGTCTGTTCTAATAGATTATTTGATATATCATATAAACGGAACTCTATGGCATCATTTTTAGATAATCCAAAATCATCTACTCTTTTGGCAGTTGTTTTGAATATATTTAAATCAGCAGGTTTAATTAGTTGAGCGGTTGACTCTAACTCCTGATTTATTTTTTCAATATTTTTAAAATCTTTTATAGCCATTATATATTGTTCATTCTACTATCAAATGTTGTTTGTTGTGTTGAACTATCTGAAGCGGTTGCTTTCATTGTTATTTTAAAATCATATGCATCCCTAGCAGTTCCTGCTCCAAAAGGGCCGCCTTCGTATCCACCATTGCCGCGGCCACTTCTTACGGCTGGATTTTTTAGATTTATTATTTTAACTTCATTAGCTTTTAATACAACTGGATTCTCTGTCCATTGATATAAGTTAGGACCTTCCCAATTTCCATCATCTGTGATTTGAATACTTACATTGCTTGCCCCAGCTGATATTTTTAGTTCACCCGTGCCAAATTTTATTTCAGTTCTATATTCACCACCTGTTTTTTTAATTCTGTTTATTTCAACTAGCCCATATCCACCCGGCTTTGAATTTTGAGGAGCAACCACTGCCAAATTACCTAAAAGTTTAGCACCAGCTTCGGATTTAATTTGATTTAAATTAGCCGTTGCTTCTTGTGTTTTAGCCACCGATGTTTGAGCTGCTGAAACTAAATTATTTAAAGTATCTATTTGTTTTAATAGAGCAGTTTTTTGAGCAACCAAACCAGCGTTTTCTGCTTCTAATCCAGTTCGTTCTGCATTCTCACTAATTGCTTTTTGTATTGCAGTTGAAAGACCAGTTCTTAATTCTGCAACTATATTGTTTTGTGCAGCTAAACTATTCTCTAAATTTGCATTCTGTAATTTAAGGAAATCATTTGAAATATACAATGAACCGCTATCTGCTGTTTTTTGATTTAGTTTAGTAGTTAAATCTTCTACTTGCGTATTTAAATCTACAATCTGTAAACTTAATTCTTCATTTAACTTAACTTCCGCATCGTATATAGGTCTGGGCACCAAATCCAATTTTGGGTTTGGAAGTGGTTTAATGAGTTCGGTTACTTTTGTATTTACGGATTTTTCTAATTCTAAATTATCAAATTGGTCCGAATATAACTTTGTTTTAAAAGTTTCGTCACCCTTATTGGTTAAATCAATATTTATTCTTTCTTCCGCCATTATTTGATTATTTCAAAATCACCCAATTCAAATTCTTCTTCGTTGTAATCTTCAATTGTTTTTACTACCAATGTATAAACTCTACCATAGGCAAAGTTTGTAAAGCTTAAACGAATTAAATTACTATCAGTTCCCATAATAACTTTTGAGTTTACATCATACGGCACAATAGTTTCTTTTGTAATTGTATCTTTAATAGTATAATAACTTTCAGTTGGTAGTTTGTATCCAGTTTGATATTCAAATGTTGGATAAACATTACCAGATGTTATTGGGTTAAATTGTTTAACTGGATATAACTCCCTTGCTAATAATTTTATTTCTGCTTTTTGCCCTAACTTATATTGGTTTTTTATATTAGATGAATACACTCTGTATTGTCTACTACCTACCGCTGCTAAACTACCAGTTGATGGTGATGTTTCTTGCCAACTAATTTTTAATTTTGGTTGGTAGATTGTATTTGTTTCTTTTGAGAAAAACTTAACAGAACCATAATCAACTCTATCCTCTTCTGCTGCAGAACTATATTTAAGAATTAATCCATTATTTGGGATACTACCACTCAACCAACTTCTTACATTATTTGTAATATCAAATGTTACATCATCTAAAGCATAACTATATGTATTTGTAACCGAAGAAGCGGTGTACCAACTACCACCATATCCAGTCCAAGAACCAGTCGTTCCAGCACTAAAGGATGCAGTAATACCATTTATATCATCATTCCATATGGTTGTTGTATCATCGCCATTACGATAAATCCAAGTTGCACCATTTGTAGATATTTCATCAAATCGTGTACCAGTTCCATTTTCCCAACTCTGTGAAATTGAGTGGGCTTGTAATGTTATAGTTGCAGGTATTTCATTTGCTTCTGCTAACTTTAATTCTAACGATGCAGTAAATGAACCAGATGGTATTTCTCTTGCAAATATACTACGAGATATGGCAGTTAAATCAAACTTAATTAAAGAACGAGCAACATCCTTTGTATCACCATAGTATTGTTTTGATATTTCTAATATCTCATCTATACCAGTATTTTGGTATGGTTGTTGTAAGTATATGCTTGCGTCCGATGATGCGGTGTAAAATAAGTTCATTATATTGCTCTTCCTTTAATATCTGTGTTTGGGTATTTAATTTCAAAAATAGCAGGGTCTAACGATGGATAAATAATTTTATTACGAGTTGCCTCTACTACATTATATCCATAAGTTGAATAATTGCCACCCTTTAAGTTTACAACCTCAACTTTTTGAACTGCCGATACACCATCTATATTAGCTATCTCTAATTCAATTTCACTTAAATTTATTGGTTGGTTTATTTGCCATTTAGTAATATCAAAATAATTCTTTAATGCGTTGTTTGCTTTTAATAATACCTCTCTCTTATTATAGTTACTATAAATTGTAACCTCATAGTTTATCCCCACATTAATAACAAACCCATCTAACATATTAACCGCATCTGTCAACATTCTATATTCTTCTAAATATGTTTTAAGATTTTGTTTGATTGCATCGTTTAATACTGTAAGATTACCATTCACATCGTATCCTAACAGATACATATTAATAGCAAACGGATTGTTAAATTCAGCGTTTATAGTTTTTTGTTGTAAAACATATCGTTCTAACTGGTCACCTATTTCAGTATCAGTTTTTCCTACTGATGCTTTTACTAAATTTAAAAATTGTTGTTTAGCAGTATCATCTCTTAAAACGGCTTGGATTTTTGTATCATCTAATGCAGTATCTTGCTGAACGAATACCTTTGCCACACTACCAAATTGTGAATCCATTGCTAATGTTCTTACCTCAAAATCCTTACGGGTCACAGCTCTATTTTGAGAACCATAATTAGCAATTGCATTTTCACGAATTTCTTCTAATGTTTCAACACCTGCTCCACCAACTCCCGGCTCTAAATTAGTAACTGCTACCGATTGTTTTGATTGGTTATATAATGGTAATGTAATTGGTGTATATTGTAAAAGGTCTTCATCAAATTCAATTAGACCTAATGTTCTTAAATCACCAACAGATACATTTGAACCTATACCACCACCGGATAAATAAGTTATAGTCAAAGTTGTATTGGATGGCGCTATACCATATGTAGATGTTTTTAAGAAGTTAGTTGGGTCAAACGATTCACCTAACTTATCTATTGAATTATTTAATCCTAATCCTACATTTTTAGTAGATGGTATTAGTAACTCATCACTAGTTAATCCACTACCCCCACCAAAACGAACTTCTACGGTTTCGTTGTCTATAACCTTTGTTGTAAATCTACGTGGAGTTTTTAATAACTTTAATAAATAAGGAGTGGTAGAACGATATTGTGCCAATTCCGGGTCATTTGATTCTACATTTGGAGTTTTAGTGTATATTGTTTCTTGAGCCAAATATGGAACTTCATAATATACATTACTATTTGAATCTACTATTTTTTCTATACCAACAAAGTTAGTATCAGTTATTGTATAAGTTGGATTTTTTGTAAAATCACCAACATTAAATGTTTCAGTTTTAACTTCTGCACTAATTGCTTTTACTTTTTTTGTTAAAAGATATAAAGATGTTTCAGTACCAGATGTTTGGAATACACTAACTTCTCTTTCGTATGCATCGTTAAAATCAACATCATCGGTTGTTATAAATGTTAATTCATTATTTAATCCAGATTTTACTTGCATACCTTCTTTTATTTTTAAAGCGTATGAGTAATCTGGTTTGTTATTTACACCGGTTCCTATATTTGGAACGGTTTGATATACGGAAAGTGTAGTTGTTGCTGGGCGAGATAATTTTGGTTTGTATCCTAAATTTTGAGCTTGAGTTACTATATTCTTATAGTTACCAGCTAAATTGATAAAAGATTCTTTTAATTGCGCGTCTGTATAATAAGAAAGAACATCACCCACATAAGCTGCTTGCTCCAAAAACATCATACCCGGAGATGCTTCGTTAAAATCGTTGAAAGTATCTGCGTAGTAAGTTCTTGTAAAATCAATAAGGGATTGACGTAGAGATGCAAAATCTCTATTAAGATATTTTATCTCCTTATTATTTTTACCCCAAGTCTTTTCGGTAGGTAGTAGTGCCATATTATACTGTTATATTTAATGAGTCTCTTGAATTGTTACCAGCAAATGATAAGGTATAATCCAATTTAACACTTATTCTATTATTATCTTTTGAGTTTGCATCGGAATCTACAACTATATTATTTACTATTACAAATGGCAACCATCTTTGTATTGAAGTTTCTATTTCGTTTTGTATAAATTCATACACACCACCCTCATCAATCTGCTCAAAAATAGCTTGTCTTAAATTACAACCAAATTCAGGTTGCATTACACGCTCTCCTCTATTAGTTAAAATCAAATTTTTAAGGTCTGATTTTATTTGTTCTTTTGTAGTATAAGTAACTGCAAAGAAACCATTATTACCTTTTGTAAATGGCAAAGATACACCTACACTTTTGTCTTGCGTATCTATAATGAATTTCTTTTGTAGTTCGTATGCCATTATTTCTTAAACTTCTTAACTAATTGTGAATAATCTCTGTTCATTGCTTTCATTACTAACTCAACACCCTCTGGGTTCTTATGTGCTAACATTCTTGCTTGTTGCTCAACCGATGGACCGGCTTGTGAATAAGTATCTTGCATATTTGCTTGTTCTCCAAATGCGTTTGCATCATACCCAAACATATCGGGTGTGATAATTGGTTTTACTGGATTTGATGGGTTTACGCTATTTCTATTAAAACGCATTTCACCCCAATTACCATCATCCTTTGAAACCGCTTGGTAATTTTCATTTACTGATGGTTTAGATGGTGTCTGTAATTCTTCATTCAGTACCTCTGTAACTGCTTTGCGGATTTCCTCTTTAAGAGTTTTTCTAATATCTTCTCTTAAAACCTTTACCAATCCTTTAATTAATTCTGTCTGATTCATAAAAAATATTGTAGTTTATCTTATATAAATATATGTTATTAAAAATGTGAATATTTTATTTAAAGGCAGTTATTACATTATTACACCACTTAAAGTATCTTTTATATTGGATATAGTATCTAATGCATTTAGAGCAGAATCTGCAATTGAAGTATCTATACCAACATCGTTTAATAGGCTTAAACCATTATCTAATGTTAATATATCTATTTTATAACCAACCCAAGGCAATAAACCAGGTCCCGGTGGGGAAGGGGGTGGGTATTGAGATATTGTAGAACATAAGCCAGATATGGTTATTAAATGTATTGTAGCTTGAAAAATGAATGCATCTAAATATGGATTATTAGATGTATTTGGTAAAACTGGAAATGGTATTTCTGGCCATATGCCAGGAGTTATTACAATATTTGAAACAACTGATAAATTTAATATAGTACCCGGAGCTGGGGTTTTGGGTGGTATTTTTCCTAACTCTGCCCCAGTCCAATATGCAACTGCTCCTTTTCCTAATAAAGAAATGGATTGATTATAAAATTCTTCCGTTTTTGAATTTTTACCAACCTCAAGCGCATATAATATAATTGACCGCATTAATTCAGTATTACCTCTAATTACAGTATTTCCTGTTATTAAATCTGAACCTCTTTGCATACATTCATCGTATTTTTCAGTAAAGAAATCGGCAAATTCATCCGTACTCTTGAATGAAGAGTTTTCCATCTTTGACACCATTTCTTGCTTAAAAATACTCCAGGACATTATACTAAATAATTAGTAGATGAAAGGCAATCTTTTAATTCATTTGCTAATCCGGTGAATGTTGCCTTATCAATAGGACCAGGTGCAGATGGACCAGATGGTGTTGCTATCGTCATTAAGTTAATTGCTTGAATTAATCTATCTATCAAACTAATTAATTTATTACCCAATATCATTTGATTTGCATCAACCGAACCCTCACTATTATCTGCTCCCAATAAAACTTTACCACCTTCAACTGCAATAATAACATCGTTATTTGCTTGTGCAGTAATTCTTACATTACCATCGTTGGCAGTAAAATCAATAGAACTAGCATCTATACTAACCGTATCATTTGCAAATATAGAAAGATTACGGTTGGATATTAAAAATATATCATCACCCTTTGTAGATAATGTTAATCTATCCGTATTAACTATTATTTGGTCACCCTTTGCTTCACTTGGAAATTTGTAACGAGTACTATTTGCAGATGTTGGTGTATATGGTGTTATATAATTACCAGATGTTATATGTATAGATGAACCATCTTTGTTTACATCTTCATCAACTATATCAAATATTTTTTTTGATTTGTTTTCTGCATTTTCACCATTTCGTATAATAAATGCAGGATAAGCTTTACCATCCGCTTTGTCTTCGTGTATGTATCCACTTAAACGAATTGAATTTCCAAATCTACCTTGAAATACACTATCACCTTCTCTTAATGAGAGTTGATGAAATTTTGTATCGTATTTAAAATAATCACCTTGAAATCCATTTTTTCTTTTTTTGGATGTTTGAGTATCTATTGTAGAATTTGGTATTCCAGTTTTAACAACTTCTTGTATTCTATCATTTGATGTATTATTTCCACCTGAATTTTCAGGAGTTGTTTTTACTATACGATTAACATATGGGTTAGTATTATAATTTACCAAATTATTGTGACTTAATTTGGTGTAATAATATTGTGTACCAATTCTAGTGATATTAACGCTTTCCGTTTCAACAGGAAGATTCTGATTATTTCTATCAAATGGAAATGCAATATTTACATTTTTCTCATCATATTCCGCCTCTGCTCCAAACTTAAATTTTATAGTTCCATATAATCTTGTATTTTCTTCAAAATAATCAGTATCTTCAAAATCTGAAAATATTCTTTCCAATACATCTACTGGAATATCTTTTATATCTTCCAATTTAGTAAAAACTTTCTCAACAACAGCAATTGTGTTTGGGTTGTTTTTACCGTATGTAGTTATAGAACCACCTGAAAGTGAACCCCTATATAATAATGACATTACTTAATCCCTTGTCTTAATTGTTCTAATTCTTCTTCAATTTCTTCTAATTTATCATCGGTCTTTTGCTCAATCTTTACCGCAGTATCCTCAATTTCCATAAGGAGTTGTTTTCTTTCTTCATCACTCATCCACCCATCTTCTCCATTTGATTTTCCTTGCGCTAAAATCAATCGTTGAACTATTGTTGCCATTTTAACCAAATGGTCATCGTTACTTACGGATACTGATATAAGTTGTGTAATGATTGGTGCTATTTGTGTAGCATCGGATGCATTACGGATTAGTTTTCTTAACTCTTCGATAAGACCTGAAATGTTTTTCTTCTTACCCTGTTGATTATCGTATATATCTTGCAAAAGGGATGAAAATGATTTACCCTTAAAGATTTGAAAATCCATGTCTATATTACTCATAATAACTCTTTGTTTAGTATAAATATTGAGCATAGAAAAAAGGTGGTACAATGACCACCTTCTAACTATCTGTTAATTGTTCTTGCCCAAAATGGGTCTTTATCTTCTTCCGTTATATCACCTTCGTCTAAAAACTGATGATACAACTTAATTTGTGTTTCTTTCATTTTAGCCACAACCTTTGTAATGTAGTGTGTTTTGTGGCCAGTCATTTCCCTCACTAAAAGGTATAATGATTTTTTATTAAAACTTTCAATATGTTCTGCTCTTCTAAATAATTCTAAAATAGAATCGGCAATTTGAATATCTCTTTTCTTTGTAAAAATACGATTTAGATTCTCATCCCAATACTCCAACATTCTAACATTAAATATTTTAAATTCTTCGTTATGTTGTGTTTCTTTAAAATCATTTTCAGGGTTCCAATTCTCTGGCATCTCTGAAATCTTTGATGTACTTTTGTAACGCTTATAGTTTGAATTGTTATTTAAGATTAAATAGTTTCTAACTGCAATCGTAAAGTATGAGAATGCTTTTCCTTTATCCTGTTGGTATTTGTGTATTTTTTCCAATAAGAAAGAAATAACTTCTTGTTTCGTATCTTCTTTATCATCATCAAAATAAGTAAATTTCCAAGTGTTTAAAACATTCTCCGCTAACTTATAAAAAGAATAGTAGATGTAATCCCTAAACAATTTGTTTTTTTCTCTTTCGTTGTCTGAATTGTTATAGGCAATTATTGCTGCCTCCGTTTCTTCTGTAAAGTAACGAGTATCCTTTTTCTTCCTTCCCAAAATTAGTTCTCCTCTTCCTTACCAAATTCCGAATTTAATAATTTTTCGTTTCTTTCTATGATACCTTTTAAATCACCAAATACCGAACCTACTTCATCATCCGATTCAAATGCTCCCGTTGAATCTATCTCTTTTATTGTACTATATATACCTGTAAATATAGCTAGGTTCTTTTCAATTTCTTCTTCCAATACCTCTAACTTTCTAAATAAGTTATAGTTTACATAAAGTGAAGTCAATAATAAAGAACTTATTATTATAATTGTTACTATCATATTAAATTACTTCGTAGCCAGCGTGTAGGTATTCCTGAACTTTCTTCTTTTTAACCATTTCAGTTTTACCTTGTGGGGATTTTAACATTAATTTTTCATTTCTACCTAATTTATCATAATTAGATTTTTCAATAGTTGTAGTGTATTGCCTATCACGAATAGTTAAACCATTTAAATGGTCAATCTCATGTTGAACGCAAACTGATTCTAACAAATCAGCATCATCCATTAATTCATAACCATCTTTAT